AACCACAGGAATGTTTGTCTCTACAAACTCACTAATCAGTTGAGCAAAGAGTTCAGTTGTGCGCTCATCTGCGAATAAAGCAGTGGCAAGTTCATTCTTGAACCCATCACATAGAAGTTTGAGGGACTTTGTGACAGTCATTTCTTTGATTTGTTCATCGTAAGTCATTTCAGTGTCAGGGAGCATTTGTTTGTTAAGTGAAAGTTTCTACTTTTACGATACCCTTGTGAGATTTGCGGGCACCGCGTCTAATAGCACGAAGATGTGAGGCGCTGTAATCATTTTCATATGCCCAAGTATCTAATGAATAAACCTCAAGAATAGTTCCATCCTTAAATGTCAATCTGTGGTTTTTGGCAGAGTTAGTGTAATCTCTGTTTTCAATAGATTTTTTCTTATGACAAGTTGAGCAGATTAACTGACATTTTAATGCTTCCTCATAACATCTATCAAATCCATTACTGGTTGCCAAATCACCAATAGATTTGTATTTTGTAGATGGGTCAATATGGTCAAAATGTAAGTTTTCAGTAGCACCACACTTAACACATTTGTCTCCAAATGCTTCGCGTAGTTTCTTCATTCTGGACTGATAAGGTGATAGCATAATGGTCTGGTGTTTATTTTATTTATACAAAACACACCAGACCAGTAAGCATCACTTCGCATATAAATATCCTCCGCTCCAGTCTGCATTTTCCAGCAGATATTCACGATCCTTGATCAATCGCAGATCATAACGAACGCCTTTAGCAGGAGATTTCCAAGTGGCAGACTTATACACTTCGCCAGTGTTCTTGTCAATGAAGCAATGAACACTGCGGGAACCGCCACCATCAACGAAGATGACTTTGTGATACTTTTTACCAGTTTCTACCTGATAATCAATAGGGCAGCAACCATTCTTGAGGTCAGTGATACATGCCTCATGATACTGTGATTGAACAGAATCTGTGGTTCCGTAAGTATAGTTGAAGTTCTCAATCGCTCGCTGATGACCACGAATAGAATACTGACGATAGTTGTCTCTCAGTGCTTCAATCAGCAGAAAAGTATTCTTGAGAACACTATTTGCGATAGTTTGTTGTGCTTGTGCTTGCATTGTGGTTGTGCTCATACTATAGGTACGCTTTGGACGATCATAACTTTAATCATGCCCAATTCTTCGGCAGCACGAAGTTGTTGTGAGAGAATACCTCACGGTCAACTACTTTGAACGACCCAAACTTATTGTGGATGACATAGCCTTCGTGAAAGGATTGCTCCTCACCGATGTAACATTCAATGTCGTCCAGTTCGTGAATGAACAGGAACAAATCTTCCTTGATAGACTTCACCAACTTCCACAAACGCAGCAGGTTGATGTCACAATCACATTTTTCTGCGATTTCATTTTCACAGATGACCCGTTGCTCCCTGATACAGGAGTTAATCTCTTTTTTGATTTCTGATGCCTTGCGGTCAGACACAAACTCACATAGAGTGCTCATTTGCTTGGCAAACTTACACACATCCTCCAAATCTTCACGATAAGGATTCAATTCTACTTCAGGTTGAACAAACAGAACAGTCTTGGTGCTCGCAAACTTGCTGGTGATAGGGTGTGCTACCATCTCTGGCAGTTTATCACCAGTGTAGTAAGTGTGAGGACAAACGATAATCTCCTGCCGCACAATCTCAGGAAACTTGTAGGTAATCAGTTGCGGTTTGAATGTATCAAGACCCTTACCGAAACCAATCCAATCTCCCTGATACACTTGTTTAGTGCGAGGCAGAAACTCCAAGCAGAAGATGAGGATTTGTGCTACGCGAGGTTGACCACCAAAGTGCGTAAAGATGTCATCTTCAGTATAGCAGAGACGAATCTTTTTCTTGTTAAATGCTGCTTTGGTACAAACAAAGAACTTACCATTCTCAGGATTAGTGCCCCAAACAATAGCAGGAGCACCATCCATTTTAGTGCTAATGGTAGAATCAGCACTAAACCAATCCAGAACAGATAGATTACCCGTCAGGATTTCATCTTCAGGATGTTCTAGGTGCTTGTTTTGCATTGGTTGCTTACTCATACTATAGGTACGCTTTGGATGATCATAACTTTAATTCAATAAAAAAGCACCCACTAAATTGTAGGTGCTCTCATGATATTCTTCAAATTGTTACACGACGGGCAGACAGTTGTTGATACTTTTCAGTGAGATAATCAACAGACTGCTTCACATAAGGAGAAACAGTTTGAGTGAACTTAACCACATCTTCACGAAGTTTGTTGACTTCATACTGATGGATTTCCCAGCGAACCTTAATGTCAGCAATATATTGGTCACGGGTGATGAGAACCTCAGGAACTTTCACCTCAGGAGCAACAACAGCGACAGAAGCAGTTTGCTTACGGGGACGAGGCATAGATTGAATGTGTCTTACACTATAGGTACACTTTGGACGATCATAACTTTAATTCATTGAGGATAGCAGTGGATTGTTGTCACTTTCGGATGCTACAGTTTCCTCACACCTTTGAGTCGCAATATCAACATAATGCTGAGACAAATCAATACCTACAAACTCTCTAGACTCTTGAATTGCTGCCACACCTGTACTGCCACTGCCACAAAATGGGTCAAGAACAATACCGCCAGGAGGAGAATAAATCTTGATTAAGTATGACATAAGACTTACAGGTTTGACTGTAGGATGGTCATTATCTGTGCCCTTTTCCTTCCTAGTTGCTCGCGGAGCATAGAAATACTTTTGATGCTCTGGTTGTACTTCACCAATAATGTTGGAAGGATAACGACCAGCAGGATTAGCGTCTACAGTGCCATAATCAGCACCAGAGCCCTTTGTGTTACCATCACGCCCAAATGTACGACGTTTGCCACCCTGAGCAACCCAACCTGTAGGAGGTTTCTTATCCCAAGGAACACGGGTGTTCTCTGTATCAATCAACCCACATCCCCACTGCTCAAAGTTACTCTGAAGAGAACCTTGATACGGTTTCTGTGCTACTACAATCGGTTCATGTGCTGGTTTAAGTCTATTTTGTTTGGGCATCTTTGTGGTTGTCATCCACATGATTTGGTCTTTAATCTTGAACCCAGCATCCTCAACATTACATGCCAGACGGTGATACAATTCAGGAGAACAGAAAGCAAGACAAAAGGCACCTGGGCGAAGAGTACGAAACACCTCACGCCAAATGTCTACACTAGGAACAGAATGATCCCAATGATCCATACCCATTCCATAAGGAGGGTCGCTTATACAGGAATGAAAAAAGTTCTCCCCATAAGAGGAGAGAACTTGTTGACAATCACCAGTTGAAATTGAGAACATTAGACTCACATTGTTTGCGATTAGAGTGCTTGAAGTAATCCTTTTTACCAGCACCATTCTGAACGTACATGTTGCGGATGTAGAAGTCGAAACCCCTATCATCCTGCTGCCACTCTTCATCCATTTGATGAAGTTTCAGAACAGCATTGAGTTCCTCCACAAGGTTAGCAAACTGCTGACGTTTTTTAGGAGAAACTACATCATCGGCAAAGAAGATAGTAGTTTCATTATACTTCTTACTGCTGAAAATGTAAATGACTCCTTCCTTCGGCAAACCGCCATTGTAAGTGGGAAATGTTTGCTTAGAAGACTTACATTCAATGTCAACTACACGACCGTTAGGTAGAGTGACACGAAAATCTGGAGATTGTTGTGGACCGTTAGGTTGCCACTCATATTTGAATCCATACTTGTCAAGCAATTCCATGACTTGTTTCTCATGGAGAGGATTATCTTGACTGTTGGGTTTGTAGGGGAGAAGTAGAACTTCTTGCCAAAATTGTTTCATAATTTCTCTTACGCAGGCGTAAGTTGAAAGATACATTATAGGTACGCTTTGGACGATCCTAACTTTAATTGATTGGAAGTTTGCCCAGTGACTTACCCTTCTTGTGGTCATCAATGAACTTCCTAGCTGATGCTTCAGTCCTACACACTTTGAGTTGCTCTCCGTTGTGAATGACCATCAGTTGATTACCATAAGGGATGGCAGCGTAAGTACCTTTGCCGACAATGAATCCTTCTTTCATTACACTTTCCAAAAAATCGTTGATTTGGTTGCGGAGGATGACCTATGACACCCTCCAGGTAGAATTGCAGAAAAATCAGGGTTTGACCCCTGACCACCACTTGAGTCTACTGTGAGACTCACCGCCTCACAGTGCTGATGGCAGGTTCGCCCTTCTCAAAGATTGTATCAACCACAGACTGAACACTGCGAGCGGTAGCAATACCAACCTTGCTGTAGACAGGGATACACACAAGACCGAACGATTTGCTATACTGACTCAGGTTGCCAGGTTCAATACGTCCATCACGCATACCTTTGGCATCATCGTGATGGAGACGGATACAACGTCCGATGGTCTGACTGATGCCAATGAAGTCCATATTGCGAAGGAAAAGTACCGCTTCCAGACCGCTGACGTTGATGCCTTCTGCGAGGATGGAGTGGTGAAGAACTACGAACTTCTTATCGTTATCCTTACCCCAGGCACTCAGAGTGTCAAAGAACACCTCACGATTGACCTTCTTGCCATCAATCACAGCACCCGTCTTGGCAGTAATATACATCCAAGAATAACCGCGACACTCCAACTGGAAACAGAAATCAGTTTCAGACACCAGCGAAACGATTTGCTTGGTTGCCTTAGCACAAATCAGAATCTTGCCAACCTTGTTGTCATCAATCGTTTCCAGCAGATTCTCCGAATCGCGGTCAAAGTTGGTCTGCTTGCCAGTTACCATAGCAAGTTGCTTGACGATAACTTTAGGGGGAACAATATATCCCCCTTCAACCAACTCGGGAGCAGGAACTTTACAGATGACCTGACCATACACAGCAGCATCATTCATCCCAGGTTTGCCAACAGCAAGGGAATGTTTGGGAGTTGCGGTGAAGAAATAGCAGCGACGTGCGTTAGCAGCAAAGTGCTCAGTCGCAGGGAAAAAGTGACGCTGAACGCTGTTATGTGCCTCATCAAAGTAGATGGTATCCACATCAATCTCTGCCACTTGAAGACGCGACAGGGAGTTGTAGGTGGTTACAATCAGGCGATGATTGCCAGCGTTGGCATCAACCCAGTTGCGAATCTCTTGAGGGCGAGTAGAGGACTCGTGATGAGTTTCGCCACTGTGAACATGGAAAACAGCAGCGTTGGTGATGAACTCCAGGAACTCGCTAGATAGTTGCTCAGCAAGCAAGATGCGAGGAGCAACAACTACAATGGTCTGGGAAGTTTCAGATTGAAACTCACGCAGAGCATCATAGATCATCTTCAGAGTCTTGCCACCACCAGTAGGAACAATAATCTGACCTTTGTTGTGCTCCTGCATAGCAGCAACGCCGCGTTCTTGGTGAGGACGCAGTTGGATTTGCATGGAAGTTGTGCTCATACTATAGGTACAGTTTGGGCGATCATAACTTTAATTCGCCGTTTATTTGTATCGCTTAAGGTCTCCAATCACACTCTGCATTGTAGTACGACTGTACCCAATCGCAAAGTAAGGAGACTTTTCAGTTTCTTCAGAAGTAGAATCTACATTATAGCACACATCAACACCATTTTGAAGGTCTTTAATGAGGCGTTCAAAGACATAATCAGGGATTTGGATGTAATTCATTGTTTTCAGTGGTTTGGTATCTAAAGACAAAAATAGCACGCTTAGAAGTCAATCTGAGCGTGCTGGTGAGGTTTAATCAACCACCAAACATTTCATCAAAAAGCCAATCACCAGAACGCTCTTTTTCTTCCCAGACTTTATTAGCGTTTGCTTCAATCATTGCTTTCTCAATCTTTATATCAATGGGAGAAACAGTGCTGAACCAGTTACCGTTGCGATCTTGCCAGAGCATAATGTTTGCTTGAGTGTTGTCCTTATACTATAGGTACACTTTAGACGATCATAACTTTAATGGAAACCTAATTTGCCATTCTCTTTTCTACATGACCCAGAATCTTAGTCTTTGCCTTACCTTTTGGACTTTCTCCAGTTGCCTCTCTATACTTGGCAGTTTCTTGGTCTTTCATAATGCCTCTGAGCATCTTTTCACCTTTTCTTGTTACTTGCAATCTTTCTTTTGTTGAAAGTCCAGATGCTTTCTGTGGAGTATATCCAGGAGCAGGTGCTGCTTTTGGTTTCTTTTTAGATAGAAGTTTAGATGCTTGCTTTTCTAAATCTTTTGATTTAGGTTTTTCTGATGAAGTTTCGCCACCAGATTTTGCTGCTCTTCTAGCAAGTGCTGCCTTTCTTCTTTCTTCTTTTGCTGCTGCTAATTGTCTTTCTCTAGCAGATCCACGTTCTTGCTCAGGTGCTTGAGTTTGTGAACCCTTTGGCTTTCCAATATCCTTGCGTGGTTTATACTCAACGGGTTCCATTTTACCGCCACCAACTGCTCTCATGCGGCGTCTTTCAGGAGTTGACTTTTTACGCTCAGCACCAATACGTCCGCCAGGTCTTGCCTTTTTAATTGTAGCAGCAAAACCCAATGCTTTAGATTTATCCTCAGAATCGGATGCTTCGCAAAGAGACATAAACTCCTTAAAGGTTCTCATTTTAGTATCTAAACACTACTTTTGAGTATTTAGTTATCCTCAGCATCACGCAGTTTATCTTGAGCAGATTTGCTAATCTTGCAAACCATGTCATTATCATAAAAATACCTCACACGTTCACGTCGGGTAGCAATTAGAAGGTCATATTCTTCTTGTTGCTGTTTAGTGAAGGTGAAATCTTGACGACGCCAAGTATCTTTCAGTTCTTTGATGTAAGGGAGCACGTTAGGGATGTGTTCAGTCATTTGTTCAGGATACAGTAGAATCGGAGTCAGTAGGGAGTTCAGTAGACACTTCGTTAGGCGTCACACGAACATTGTAAGGAGAATTGAAGAACCTGCGGAAAGCAGTAACAACAATAAGAAGCGTTGAAAGTACACCAACCAAACCAAGGAAGGTAACAACATCACCGCTGAAATTAAGAGTATCGGGAGTCATAATCAGTAATCAATGTTAGAGTTAAGGTATTCGTTCAGATTGAAATCATTTTTTTCTTCAACCAACTCAGATATGTCCTCTTCAATAAAATCAAAGTTTTGGAGTTCTTCAATTTGGTTGTCATCAAACCAATCCATAGTTTGTTTGGTGCTTACATTATAGGTACACTTTGGACGATCATAACTTTAATTCAAGCGTTTTGTTTGAATATTGAACAGGGGGAGTTTGATACTCTGGAAGCATTGATCCATCAATAATAATTTCTACCTTTGTCTCATCATTCCAATGCCTCACAGCATTTGCCACAATAAAGCAGTTAGTAATAAAAATAGACAGAAACATCATAAGGCGGATAAGTGCTACCCTATCCGCCTCTGTATTATCTTTACTTGCTTTTTCTCCTAGCGATTTAGCTAGCAATCGCCAAAAAGTTTTCCTCTTCTTCATAGATTGACGTGCGTGACTTAATGTATTCTAACTGATTCCATTGGTAAGGATAACAAACCACAAGAACTCTTTCATTTTTGTGTAAAGAACAGTGTTGGACGTTTTCTTCATTTTTTGGTTTAACGAATACTTCAATCGTAATGTAATCTTTACTCTTAAAGTATACCCAACCCTCAACACTTTTAGTCCATTTTACATAATGATTGATTTGTGGTTCATAACTCATACAAATGCTAACTCCAAAGGGTTAAGTTTGAGTGGCATTGCGGTATAGTTCCGCGTATCCTTGATATTTACACAAGCACCGATGGTCTTACTATTGACTGGGGCAAAGTATTCTCCTGTTTTGGATTTCCAGAATCCCCAGATGGTTTTAGTTGTGGCACCGTTATTGTAATCAAACTTACGATGGCAACGCAACCAAATAGAAACCACACCACGCTTGAACTCTTCAAACTCATAAGAATAACCTTCTGGTGCTATGTGATGAAAATCAGCAATCGTAAAATTTGTCTCTTGACATATATTTGATTTGCTCTTGGAGTTGGATAATTTCATGTTGTTGTTCACTAATCTTGTTTTGTAGATAAACAATGCGTTCTTGATATTGCTCTTTAAGATTAAACTCCAAACGATTTATTGAGGTATCGATCATCAGGTTGTGAACTCTTCAATAACAGCAGATTCTACATCTTCAGCAAGAGCATAAGTGCGTGAGTTGAGAATGTTCTCTCTCAAATCTCCATAATACTGTGAATTATATCCATCATCAACAGTAGTAATCAAATCAAAACATTCTTCATCACTTTCAGCAATCACATTCCAAACTCCACCATATTCTGATTGAGGAAAGGGAATGTAATGTTCAACGATGTAGAGAAACTTTTGTGCCATTTGTCTTTGTAAATACCTCTCAAGTTTAATTGTTATCATACTCTTTGTCAATCGCATCATCAGCATCAGATGCGACAGAAAGAAGGGAGAATCCAATGGTTGCTAGAACACCAACAGCAACACCAAGAATAAAAGTCATCAATAAAACTCCGCAAGATAATAGTCAACAGTTACTTCTTTTTCTGCTGCAAGTCGCTCAATTTCTTTCCAGAAGTCTTGAGCAATCTTTTCACGTTCTGCTTTCATAATCATGTCTTTAATAAATTGCGAAATCATTTAAATTGCTCCTCATCTTTAGGACGAATAACCCTGAAATAATATACCATAAGTGATGTCACCATGGCAATTATTGCGGTGTAGATAGAAATTGCGAGTGCTATTGTCATCGGATTTGAGAACTTGGAGGTTTCTTGAGATTCTCTATCTCTTGCTGAGGATAGTATGCTTTATACATTGCATCATCGCGTTGGATTAGAAAGAC